TCCCCTTTGAAAAGCTGCTTGACCATGTAAGGCATTAGGCTAGGATCGCCTTGGGGATTGGCATTAGCGAAGTGCAGAATATCGAGATGGCCAGCGATTACCGTGAATTGATTCACGCGATCAACGTGGCGATGGAGGGAGCAGAAGCGATGAGGCTTAATCAGCAGGTGAGAAACGGCTACTGCTTCATCCACAAAGATATGCCGAACCGAGCCCCAGATCTTTTCTTCTACCTTCATTTGACGTACCACCCCTTGAGATCAAACGGTTCCTTGGCGACTTGCCCACGGCAGATTTCTAGTGCCTTGTCGAACGGCACGTAGTCGAAAGCCCTCAGCGACGAATGGCGGTTGCAGTTGAAGACGTGAAAGCCGAACTGCTCGAAGACGGGACGCAGGCGAGTCAACCAGCCCGCTGCCGTTTGGTATTGACGATTGTTTGACTCGATCGCCCCGTGGTCTCGATGTTCACCAAAAGCGTAGTTGCCATCCAGTGGCCTTGTGGGTTCCATGTGGAAGTCAACGCCCAGCAAAAAGATATGCTTGGCCCCTAGATACTGGAGCATTCGCAAGCCGAGGAACATTGTATTGACGGTCTTTTGCTCGCCCGTTTTCCTCACGCCGACTTCGTGATTGCCCCAGGCAGCGGATGGCTCGGTAAACCACGTCGAATCGCAAGCTAACCAGGATCGCCTTTCAAAGCCCCAGGTGTTAGGGCAGTTGCTCGTGGTGCGATCGAGCTTGATAAACTCGTTGCCTACTTTCTTTCTCAGGCTTCCTCGATTCCCTTTCAGCTTGGGAATCGGCAGGAACTTATAAACCTTGGGATCGAGAAAAATTGAGCTATGGAATTTGCTAGGCGGATCGGAGCAGATAAACGCAGTCGTTGGCACGTAGCCCGCGACGTTGTTGATTCCCAGCGAGAAGATACCCCGCTCGCTTAGTCGTTTGTAATCGACCTCATTGACGGAAGGCCCACCACAAACCAGGAAAGCAGCCCCATTGACGAGCATATTTCGCAGGGCGTGAGTTGGCTTGCCGTCGCGTTCCGTCACGTAGAGCGGATCGACGAACGTATTGAAGATGTCGCTATCGAGCTTGGTATTCTGCTTGCATTCAACACAAGCAGGCAGCCCTCCTCGATTCCGATTCAGCACGCAAAGCCCGTGCTGACGACATTCATAGATGAGCTGATCGACTTTTCGTCGCGTCGTCTCGGTAGCCTTGCCTAGATAGATGCAGGGCTCGGGATTATTCGCTTGTGGAGGATTGCCTGCTTTGCAAGCTTCCAGCGTTGTCGGCGTCGTGATCGCTCGATGCCACGGACAATGACCGATCTGGTCGCAGTGACACGGCGAAGGTTCCCCAGCCATTCGCTCACCTCCACTAGGTTTGCAGCAACAATCACAACAACGTAATGAGCTTCACTCGATTTCTCAATACTGATCGCGAAGCTTATTCATCATTCTCGCCAATCTTTGTAATCGTGAGCACAGCATGCACGCCCTGCCCAGGGAACAAGGCGTAGTTCGAGTTGTTGCCGAATTTGGCAGTTAATTCAATATAAAGAGTATTTGATTCATCTGACAAATGACGAATCGAACGCCCCGAATAGGAATAACCTGGATACCAATAATCGTAGAAAGACGATTCGTCAGCTCCATCCACAACGGTCTGCGTGCCTTCAAGTCCCAGATCAAGTGGGGTTCTTAAAGGGTAAAAGGAATTGATTGAACGAAGGCGTACAAAATTTGATCCGTTATCCCCGGTCAAACTTGCTTGAACCAAGAGGTAGTCACCAGCAGCAGCATCGGTGGTCCCTTGGAGTTTGCCCAAGTTAAATTCAATATCTAGCTCAATTTCGTAGTACCCCGATCCATTGATAACCAACGCATCATCGTTGTACACAATCCCCATTTCGTCGATCGATCCTTTTTGGATCTCGAACCCCATTGTCAGCGTTTCATGGTTAGCCGTTGTTGATGAGATCGCGGGAAATGAGCCAGTAACGTCTTCGTCAGCTTCGTTGAAGTAAACTGGATTGGTGAACATAGCTACCAACGTATCAGCAGCTACCCCTGGAGTTGTCGTTTCTTTGCCTTGAGCAGGAATGAATGCTTGTCGTTTGGGGTGCCAATAGGCCAATACCTTATCCCCAATTGCGTAAGTACCACCTACATCACGGTTATCAAACGGATGTTCCCCTGCCGCTGAATCGGTGGTCCATCCACCTGTAAGATGGTTGTAACGACGGATGGCACAGAGATAGTCAGTGCCATTGGCATACGTAATTACGACGGGATGCAATACAGTTGATGGCAGGGACGACGTGGCATCAAACGTGCCGCGAATGCCACTTGTAAAACTGCCCGCTCCGCCCATACCTGTGCGACGAGCAACCTTGGCCATTTGGTTGACGAACTTAGCTGAGAGCTGGTCACCTTTGCCATGCCGTTGGAAGTACTCTCGCATGGAATCAGGCTTCCTCTTCTGGATCGACAATAAACAGATCAGCAAAGTTAGTCGATTGGTAGACTCGATTTATTCCGTCAACCAGTAGGATTTGCCAACCTTCACCAGGACGCCAAAAGTGATTGTGACCAATGATCGTACCGTCACTACCAACAACTCGCTTCTCTAAGATCTTCAACGTGACATCGATATACAATCCCGCATTGGGATCAGGTTCGGCAGGGTCAATTGCTCCAGGCCGAAATCGACGAAACTCCTGACTCATTTCGTAGCCTACAAGTAGCAACGTGTGAGCTTCTGCATCCCCCAATAAAGGCACAGCCGCGTTGTTCACCTTACCCATTGCAACTCGCAAAGCGGGCAGTAGATAAGTCTTCCAGTAGAGAACAGGAATAAAACTCCAGCGAAGCGACCATTCAGTCTCAGGCACAATTACTGAGACAGGATTAGATTCGTATAAGTTAGGATCACCCGAGACTTCCCACGACGCAGTGGGTGACGGTACGTGCAAGAATTCGCCCGCAGCTGATGCACTGATCTCTAAGAACGTCTCTGGGCTATTGATGTCGACATCGGAGTATTCGTTGTCATAGGTGACCGTTACTTCGACGCAGGGCTGATACGTGTTCGCAGGCGGATTAACATGACTCGTGAACGGATCAACGGGCTTTCCTTCCACCCATTCCTTCCAGGTCAGATTCTTGGCTCTGAGATGTCCTGCTCCTGGGAAAGGTCGATTGACCCAAACAGGAATGCCGTTGTTGTAGATAGGAGCTGGAAAGCATTCGTCGATGTAAGCCTCTAAACTACTAGCTAAGATAATTACCGTCTCTTGCATCTCCTCAACTGAGCCATTGCGATGACGCGATACCGTGCCGCTCTGGCGAACTGAGCGGTACTTGATCCCGCCAGTCGTTGCCAATGTCCAGAGACTCGAATCGTCATAGCCAGCCATTATTGCAATCCCATTTGAGCTACGGGTTTATCTTTGACCGCTTTAATCAGCTCGTCCTGTTTGGCGTTGCCCGCTTCCATGAGGGCAATCATTTTCAGTTGGTTGTCGTCGGTCTTTTTTACCAAAGCATCTTGCATCTTACGGCCTAGCTCAGCAAATCCCGTTCGACCGCGAAGCTCACTAAATTGGTTTATGCCTGTCGGTATTGGCGGAGGAACGGGCGGTCCGCCCTCATCGCCCGCTTTAGGCTCATTGGCCATTCGCTCTTGGCGAATCTTGGCTTGTGCTTTGCCGAGTTTGTCGGCAATTCTAGCGAGATCCCCTTCTAATGCGGTTACTGCTGCACTAGGAGCATTCAATTCCTTCTGAATATCAATAAACACGGCTTTTGACGGACTAAGCATCAAATCAGCAAATACTCGCCCCCAGTTCTTGACGTAGTTGGTTGCTCTCGTCAATTGCAAAGCAGCCGATGTTGTCATTAGCTCCCACGTCATTGACCAATTCTCGGAGATTGTTGCTAGCCAATCTGAGATCTCAACCCCGACTTTGTTCATCTTGGGGGAGATGCTGTCGAATGCTTTACCAAAAGCGTCTGTCATTTTGATGGCAGCACTCAACGCGGCTCGCGTCACTGGGGCGAGAGCAGTGAACATGTCTCGCAGATTCTTGTTGGCCGAGTCTTTCCAGGTGGACCACAAGCCCGTGACGGTTGTGCTTTGTCGCTTCATCAGGTCGAAGAATAACCCACCCTCCGATGACATTGACGTTAGAGCTTGCTCAACAGCAGCAAATGAGATCTTGCCTTGCTCTGACATTTTCGCAATGCGGGATTCAGCCACTCCAAACTGCTTAGCTAACTGGGCAACCATTGGCACACCTGCCTCAGAAAATTGCAACAACTCGCCACCCATCAACTTGCCTTTGGCTTTCACCTGCCCAAAGATCACGGCTAGATCCCCAAAGTCCTTGCCCGTTCCTGCACTCACATCACCCAACGTCCGCAATGTCGGCAAGATCTTATCTTGAGTAACGCCAAACGAAAGCAGCACTTTCGTTGCCTGTTGGATCTGAGGTAATTCAAACGGAGTAGCAGCAGCAAACTGGGTCAGATCTGCCATCATTTTCTTGGCAGCCCCAGCCGAACCCAGCATCGTCTCAAAAGCGATCGTAGTGGTCTCAAGATCAGCGGCCAAGGCAAGTCCGTGCTTAACGACAAGAGCCCCGCCAATCAGCACAGCGTAACGAGCTAGGCCCGCCATCTGTGCCCCCATCCCAGCTCCGACAGATTGGAGTCGGGATTTCGTCTTGGAGAGATCCTGTTGCATGCCCGTATCATCGGCACGCACTCGAACCCACATCTTGGCTAGTTCTAGTCCCACTGAATCACCCTCTACGCCTACGTCTGCGGCCTTGCTGCTTAGTTTCCGCCTGCTGCTTTTCTCGCAATCGCTGTACTACTGATTTGCCGTCAATCGAGATCGGCAGTTCTAATGGCTTGCCATCCGCTGAGCGTCCTTTCAGTTTGCCATCCTTCGATAATACAGCAGCCTCCTCCGCTGAAACTGATCTCGTTCGTCCTTTGCCAGGAGCATTCCGTAGAAACTTCTCATCGCACAGACGAAACCAAACTTGATCCGGTGTCATCTCGGCAACTTCGTTCGGTGTGTAGCCTGCTCCTCCGTTAAATCCGTCGTTCGTCAACCATCGCAAGTGCCACGCGGTAATCCCAAAATTTAGCCCTCCCTCACTGGCGACGTCTTCATCAGGTGGCTCGTCGCCAGCTTGCTTTTTAGAGAAGGAGAGCCCTACATATTTCCCACTGCGGGTGCCGTGATATTCTCAACGATCTTCATTGCCCGTAGCTGAGCCAACAAAGGCCAACCTGTTACGTCGGAATGCTTGACTTCTTTATGCCGCTGCGAAACTGAGTACCAAACAAATGATGTGATCCCCTGATAAACGGAAGTTACCCACCATGTATCGTAGGGAATAGATTGTACGATTGGCCACTGCCCTGTTAGCTCGTAGACCTGTTTTGGGTTGACGTCTTCCTTGTCCAGATTCGCAACCAGGACCGTGAGCAGCGTTGCTTCATAGTCTGCTTGGTTTGTCTTGTCCACTCCTTGCAATAGACCCGCAAATCGATCCAGCAAGAATTTCTCCAGCTCAGGAGTAACGTTAATATGAGCGACGGAATAGGCTCGTTTAGTCGGCAAGTTTGAAATGTCCCAGCGTGCCACCTCTTCGAGTTTCCGTTCAATCAACTGGCCCCTTTGCTCTGTGGGTAGGAGATCAAGGTTGTCGTAATAGGTCTGGAGGTACTGGCGTTTATAGTAGTTGAACGCCTCGCGTTGTAGCTCGTGCAGTTCTCGTAGTTTCAAAGGGGAAAGTGTGTACTTCTTATCCCCGACGTCGATTGTCTCACCCGCTCCTAAGACGCGGGCCTCGCGATCACCCATTTCAAAATCCTCCACCTGTAAAAACTAACAGCACGAGCGAATGCCGTGCTGTTAAACGCTCGTTTCAATTGTAAACGACTTGCAGCAGTCGTTAGCCAGGATAGGTTGCCGACGTAGTTCCTTGGGCTCCAGGCGGATAGTAAATTCCATCAGCTCCCCAGTTGCTCGTCCAACCCACAACCTCTTCTGTATCCATATCGACAGTAATGCTGAAATCGAGGCACAAGGCCGACGGGAAATAGTAGTACAGCGTGGTGCTCATCCAAAGAATAGCGATCGCACAATCCCCAGGCACGAAAGCGTTGTATTGGGGAGTGTCGACGTCATACACGCCTTCAGCATCAAACGTTGCATCCCGTCGACCCGCAGCACGAGCGGTATAGCCTTCGGTGTCGCTGTCACCCCATTCGCTAGACGTTGCCAGTTTAGGATTGAGTGTCCATTTCTTGACACGAGCGACGCGGGCTCCATCAAATACGAATTCGCCGTTGCGTCCTGTAATAACCGTTGCTGTGGCCATGTTAGTTGCCTTTCACCTATTGTCTTAGCTCGACCAGCTAGAGCTGGAGAAGCTGCTTGAACTACTGGAGGACGACGACGTTGATTCCGAACTGCTGGAGCTGCTCAGGCTGCTAAAGCTGGAGCTACTCTCGCTGCTGGTGCTGACCGAGCTGCTCGACGTGCTAATTGAACTCAACGATTGGCTACTTACTGAAGTGCTGTTACTCGATGAGCTAAAGCTGCTGGAGCTGCTCGATCCGCTCGACGAGCTGGAGTTACTGGAGCTACTGCTGCTTGACGAACTGCTGGAGCTAGACGACGAGCTAGACGAGCTGCTTTCATCCGAATCGTTGCGACCCAGCAGGTAAATTGAGTAGCTGACAGCAGCTCCGTTTGCAGTTAGCTTGAGCGTGTGACTAGAAGCGTCAGTAATTGCAAATCCGGTATTGCTGGGATTGTGCTTCACGAGCACACCCCCACCATACAAAGCCCCACCTGTTGCCACAGTATGCGTACCAATGGGAGTCCACCCGTTGCTTGCTCCGGGCTCAACTTCTAGAGCCCCAGCCGCTGATTGAGCATTTTCATTTTTGATAATGATCGTGACAATTTCGGCCACGGGTGCCATGTCACAACCGAGACCGTCCTTGCCTGCTCCTGCACCAATATCGATCCCCGCAAAGTCGTAGAGGTCGTAAGTATCGCTGGCTCCACTTGACAGGGACACGTTCTTACGCTGCCAAGCAATGTTGGCTTGCCCTGCTGAGACTCCATCGGCAATCGTGTCAGTGGTACTCCCACCTACGCTAATCGAGGCGATCGTGCCATCCGTCAACGTATTGCGGGGTGACGAGGTGATCTGCAACGTAACTTTAGTGCTCGATAATGTTCGTGCCATTTCTGCTCTGTCCTACGTTGCAAACGGAACGTCAATT